AGCGCAGCGTCCTACGTCCTCAAGAAGCTGACGTGGGCGAACTTGAAAGCGACGTTGCTCGCGTACTTCAAGGGCCAGTTCCGAGAGAAACTGACAGCGGCACGCACGTACTACGTCCGAACGGATGGAAGCGATAGCAACGACGGTCTTGCCAATACCAGCGGCGGTGCTTTCCTGACGATACAGAAGGTAATTGACACCGCGACAGCGCTGGACAACGGTGGATTCGACATCACCATCACGGTTGGGGCCGGCACGTTTGCCGCAAGAAACTACTTGAAGACCATCATTGGGTCTGGGCGCATCCTCATAGGTGGTGCTGGAGACACAACCATCATCGCCCCAGGTGTTGCAGGGCCGTGCTTCGGGGACTCTTCTTCAAGTGGGTGGCTGGGTGTCTACGACATCACCAGCATGAAGCTGGCGCCAACAGTGGCCGGCTGCTGGGGTTTCGGAAGCGTCTACGGGCAAGGAGGAATCTTGCTGTTCGGCAGCATCAACTTCGCCTTCGGTGCCGTAGGCGGTGTGCACATCCAGGTTGGTCGTGGTGGCTTCGTTGGCAACGCTAACCGCAACTACACCATCAGCGCGGGGGCTACACAACACATGGCAGTCTATGACTGCGGCCACATCAGAACTCAGGCATGCACCGTGACCCTGACAGGAACGCCAGCGTTCTCAAATTACTTCGCTGTGGCCCAGCGCGGCGGGATCATTTTGGCAAACGGTAACACTTACTCAGGATCTGCCACGGGACAGAGATTCGTTGCGAGCCAGGGTGGCGGCATTCTGGTTAGCGGGGCGGGCACCAGCTATTTCCCAGGTAATTCAGGAAGCACAGCAACAACGCCAGGGTGGTACGAATGAGCGAAATGAATATTTCAATACCAGGTGGGACGCTCACTATTATGTGGACGCCTGATGCGTCGAATGACGCCAATGTAGGGCAGAAAATGGTCACTGGCATCGAGCGCCTGTATGGGTTTCAAAACCGGGTCATTTCCGGTCTGCCAAACAAGGTGGTTTTCTCCGGCGACTCCACCACCTACGGTTCAGGTGGCGCCAGTGGCAATGATCTTGACAAGATATTCGGCAAGACGGTAGCTCGGCATAACCTGCCGATGGTCACGACTGTGAACCTTGGGAAAACCGGTAATCACACCGGGCAACTTCTGGACACGCATCTTCCTGAAATCGTCAGCCAGGCGCCGAATCTCATCGTGCTTCGGTGGGGTGCAAATGATCCGTTCTATGGCCGCAGCGCCACGCAGTTCGACGCAGACCTTCGCGCATCCTTGGCATCACTGAGGGCTACGTTCCCGCTGAGTGACGGTGTTGGGATCGTCGTTATGGCACCAAGCACCATGAGCGACACGCCGAACGGGCGTGATGCCGCGTGGTTCACGGTCGCAAGTGAGATTTGCCGGTCTGCTGCGGAATCCTACAAGTGCGCGTTCATTGATACCTATGAGCTAGTCCGGGACAGTGAGAGCGCAGCCGGATTGTGGATGGACAACCCATTCTCAGACGGGCGTGCAATCCATCCTCTTGTGTCGATGGAAACGATCGTTGCATCAGCGATATTTGAGGCTACATACCCTGTCTCATTGAGGGCAATCGCTCCGGCGACTGTTCGCAAGACCGCACTCTCGCTGCAAAACGGATGGGCGCCATTCGACCCAACAACAAGCGACCCGATTTTCTGGAAGAGCAACGGGGTTGTACACGTCAGCGGAATAATCAAGGGTGGTGCGACTGCTTACAGCACAGTCATTGCAACGCTTCCGGCTGGATTCAGGCCAGTGAAGAGCGAGTATTTCAGTCTCCTGACTTCCGCTCCATCCAGTGCGGAAATGGGGAGCGTGAGCGTCATGGCGAACGGGGAAGTTCGATGCTTCCACAACTGCAACTCTGGGTTCCTTAGTTTGAGCGGAATCACCTTCTTGGCGGCATGAAATGTCACTCGGATTTCCCACAACCCACGCCGTTGGCGACACGCACACTGTCGGCAGCAGGACGTGGCGCTGGAACGGCACAGGCTGGGAGAAGTGGGAGATGAACCCCATCCCTTCATCCAGTGTCACGCCGTCGTCTTTCATGCGGGCGATCGAAGCGCAGCCGTGGATCGAGACGCTGGTCACCTCCTACCCTTCCGCAGTTCCTGGCAACCACATCGGTGTGCTGCTGAACTACATCTGAAAGATCCCCCATGGCAACCGCAACCCTCACATGGTCCGAGAACCACGGCGACAGCAACCCGGTCAGCACGTTCGCGGCCACACCGCAGGGTGCGATCAAGCTGCTGAACCAGTACTTCACGGCGCTGGCGGCGTTCTCCGACTTCCCGTGGCAGGTAGCCTCATTCGAGGGGACCACTTCACCCTGGCAGGTCACGCTCAAGCGCAAGTCGGGTGCGGCCGGGCGCATTCTGTTCGTAGCACTGACGGCCCCGCCCGGCGCCTCGTACAACCCGCAGCTCGGGAACTTGAACTGGGGATCTGCCGGGGTCCGTCATGGATGGTTCCCGCAGGCAACCAGCGACACTCCGGCAAACATTCTCTCAGGAAGCGGAAATGTTTTCACCAACCCGGCCTCTGATGGCCTGGGCGGCATCGCCAATGTGTTTGCTACGGGCACCAGCACCTTCACCGCATTTGCATGCGAAGACGGGATCTTCATGCGGTTCGGATCGACTACCGGAACAAACCGCTTCTGGATCGTCGGAGATCTGGCTGAGGACGGTGCCGGGAATGCGGTGGGCACCAACTTTTCGACAGCAAGCGCAACAATCAACGCTCCAAACACCAATCCAGCCATCACTGACCCGGGTGCGTTCAAGATATTCAGCAACGGCGGAACCCCCGACACTGCGCTGATCGGGTACGGGTACATCCCGCCCATCGCGCTGGCTGATTACCTTCGTGACAGCACGTTGAAGAAGACGTGGTATCACCCACGTGGTCTGTGCGGCTACGAACTTCCCAAAGGGCAGGCTCTGGACTACAAGCTGCGGCAAGTCGTGTTCGGACCGACCCCTTTGGCTGCTTTCGAGCGTCTGGCGTCTGCCGGTAACGTGTTGCAGGCCCAGTCGCCAGTCCCTGATATCTCCCAAGGCGGCTTTTGGCTGACCAACTTCAAGGTGTGACTGGACGTTACCCGGCGTAGGGTTGGACCGGAATGGACGCAGCAAAGAAACTGCGCTCCATGAAACTAGCCCTTCGCAAAGGACCGACGAATCCGGCATGGAACCATCGCCTTGCTGCGTGGTTGATCCGCAATCGTCTGGTGTCCCGCTACTCACACGGCGGGATTGTGATTGGGAGCGCCCTGTATCACGCAAATGCATCGCACGGGGTAACGTTCGAGCACTTTGAAGACGGCCCGGAGTGGGAGTTGTTTGAGGTCGGTGGCGACGACATGAAGGCCATGCGACTGTTTGGCGAGCACATCGGCTCCGGGTACGACTGGTTTTCACTCGCGGCCTTTGCACTGATCCCGGCCCGCGACTCTCGCCGCTGGTATTGCTTCGAGCTGTGCTGGCTGCTGATGACCGGAAAGAACCCGACCGAACGAGTGACGCCGGAAGACTTGCTTCTTCTGGCTATCAGAAACAAATCATGAGCGCCCTGAACCGACAAGCCATCCTGTTTGCCGTCTGCCTGACGCTGGCCCTATTCGTCACTGGTCTTGCCTCAGTCCCATGGGCAAACCAGTTTCCTCCGATGGTGCAGAACGTCCTGTACGCACTCGGACGACTACACGTCATCTACGTTTTGGCACTTGTCTTTCTGGGAACAAAAAATGAAGCATGAGGGAGTCGATATGGTCAGCGAAGCAACCGGCTTCAAGGTGATGCTGGCGGGTACTGCGAGCTGGATTGGCTCTACGTTTGCAAACCTTGATTGGGCGCAGGTTGCCGGTTTCATCGTCGCCGTGATCGGTCTTGTAATGCAGATCGCCGCCTTCCGCCGAAACCGGGAGATTGACAAGCGAGAGCGTGAAAAGCACCGAATGGAGATGGCTCTGTTGCGCAAGAAGCTTGGTGCTGATGCCAATGAGTTTGTTGAGTCGGAGGCATGAACGAAACCATCGCCAAGGTCCTGACGCAGCGCGGAAAGATCGTCGCGCTGTTCGTGGTCTGCGGGACCGTGGTGGCGCTTGTAAACCCATCGGCTGCCGGGTCGATCTTTGCGGCGCTGTCGGTTCCAGTGGCTGCGCTGGCTGCTGTTGGTGAGTGGGCATCGGTCAAAGACTACATGCAGGGGTCTACGAAATGAAGCTGATTTCCAACTGGAAGGATGTGATCCGCAAGGCGTGGTCCGTGCGCCTGATGATTCTTGCCGCTGTTCTTTCGGGGGTTGAAGTTGTACTTCCTTTTTTCTCTGAGGCCATCCCTCGCGGCATCTTTGCTGGCGTCTCTGGTCTGGTGGTGGCTGCCGCCTTCGCTGCTCGATTCTTCGCACAGAAAGGACTCAGCGAATGAAGCGGACGACTAAAGCGGTTCCTTTTGTCCTGGCGGGCGGAATGGCTCTAGCGGGTCTTGTGCGCTGGGAAGGCAACGTCACCCACGTCTACGCGGATCGCCTCGCTGGTGGCCTTCCTACGTACTGCGCTGGGGCTACCGGATGGGATCAGCAGGTAGGCAAGCAACTGTCTGATGAGTATTGCGCTCAGGTCAATCGCACAACTCTGGTGAAGTACGGAACCATCATCGCGTCATGTACGACTTGGGAAAACCTCAATCAGTACCGCTTTGATGCGCTGACCTTGTTTGCTGTGAATGTCGGCGGTACTGCTGCTTGTGGATCGCGGGCTGTGCGGCTTATCAATGCAGGGCAGATCAAAGAGGGTTGTGACGCATTGGCCCGTACACCAGATGGTCGCCCAGCATGGAGCTTCGCCAGCGGGAAGTATGTGCAAGGCCTCCAGAATCGCCGCCTGTTTGAGCGTGACTGGTGTCTAAGGGGAATGACGTGAACATGATTGAACTGTTCCTGATCGGATGCGCCTGCGTTCTCCTGTGGAAGGTATTGGCATGAAAGCCTTTTCCATGTTGTTCGACATCGTGCCCGGGTGGATCTGGGCGCTGGTCTGCGTGGGACTGTTTGGCTGGGGTGGCATCAATGCCTACCGCGTCCACTCGGCCAAGGCCGATCTGATCGCTCTCAAGTATGACCACCAATCCGCCCTCATCGAAGGCTTGAAAGAGGGTTCCCGACAGTCCGACCACCTGCAAAGGACGAAAGATGAACAGATTGCACAAGCCCAAACCCGCGCTAAGGAAAACGCTGTCGCTGCTGGCCGTGCTCGCACTGAGCTTGACCGCCTGCGCCAGCAAGCCTCAAGCGGTGCCAGTGCTGCCAACGCTTCCAACGGCGCCTGCACTCGGTACGCCGCTGCCGCAAACACTGTACTCAACGAGTGTGCAGGCGCTCTTGTCACGCTGGCAGAAACTGCTGACGGACACGTCAACGACATCCGAACCCTCACCGGAAGCTGGCCCGCGTGGGACAAGTTCGCCGCAGAAATGACCAGCTTCACCCAACGTCTGAAAGGCACCCCATGAAGTTCATCATCACCATCGCTGCGGCACTGGCTCTGACCGGCTGTGCATCCGACATGACCGGCTACTACGCCACCCAGCAAAAAGCCATTGAAGCCGACAACAACGCTGTCATGGCGCTGGCGACTGCTGCGGCCACCGGCAACCAGGGCGCGATCATGGCGCTGGCATTGCGTCGCTCTGCTGCTGGCAACATCGCTGTACCGCAAGACAAAGCACTTGCATGGGCTTCGATTCTGGTTCCGGGCGTTACCCAGCTTTACGGCATCCAGAAGAACACGCAGGTTCAACTGCGCCAGATCGACGCAGAAGCATCGAAGTACGGCGTAACCCTTGATGCCATCACTGGCGTAGCTTCGCAGGGCATCACGGCTGCTGCAAAAGACCCCGTGATTGTGGAGCCGTTTGTGGTCGAGGTCCCGACCACACCCTAATCTTGCCGTTGTCTCCAGGGCGGTTTTTCAGAGATTCCGCCCCTTGCCCGCAGTCGAAAGGCTTGCGGGCTTTTTACTTTGCAG